ATGAAAGAATTTATGGCTTTAACCAGCAACGCCGACGACCTCCCCTCGCTGTATGTAAATACCACCCAACCGCTGCACTCACTGCTTAGCACCGCACGCTACCGAATTGGCGCGGTAACACAGATCCTGGAAAACCTCGCGATGCGCGGCGACATCACCACGGATTCGGTGATACTCAGCGATTTCGCAATGCTTTGCTGCATACCCTTGCGCGATGGCTGCGATGTGCTGGATGTCGTTGCCAGACGTATGGATGCTGAACCGTCCTGACGTCACAAAGGGGCGCCCTCCCCGGACGCCTCGTTGCCCCATCTATCTGGTTCCTCGACTTCCTTGACACATATGCTCTGAAGAACCACTGCAAGACTCGTCCACATCCCTCGCCATAGCTCCGATGATGGATCGGACTTACTAATCGCTCTACCCTTGTAAACAAAGGTCCATAGACCTGTTCCGAACCGCCCGTACCACTTCCGTACCACCAACACTTGCTCCCATCCTGCCTACTTCGTCCTTCCGCTCGTTGTAGCAAAATTTAAGCAACCGTTATCAGCTCCAATCACGAGCACTATCGCTGCCGTGCTTTCACGCTTTGTCGGAAGCTTCCCAGGCTGATAACGAGGGTTCGATTCCCTTTTCACCCGCTCCCACTATTTTTAAGGCCTCCAGCAGTATCGAGGTAGCGTCAGGCGAGACTGGTGACAGTTACACGAATTATGTGGAAGCGCCGGCCAAGCTCCCCTTTCTCCCTGCAAAACCCGGTTTTAGGTTGACCCATGGGAAAAAGGTAATTTTGGTAATTTTCTTTTTATATCGCCTAATAACCAAATAAAATCAATGACTTAAGTAACTTCTATAAAGGTAATAATAGGGTAAGGAATAGGTTAGAAAATTACCTTTGACCCTAGTAATTCCCCTGCCTTACAAAACCCTTTAAAATCAGGCACTTGGCAAAATATTACCTCCAGCCTTACCAAATATTACCCTCTGAGGTAATACGTCAAAGCCAAGGTTTATAAGGGCTACAGCCATATTCAAGCGTCGCCTTACCAAAATTACCCTTTCCCCGCCCTCGACCTGAAATTGCCCTTCCGGCTACGCTGCTATGCTTCCAACTTTCCGAATGGAGTCGAAGCCATGGCCAGCGAATATTCCCTCTCTGTGGTTCTTGAAAGAATCTACGAAAACCAGCAAGCCTTGGAAGCAGCGATCATGGAACTGACGCTCGTGGCAGAACAGCAAGGCTTCGCTGTCGCCGGTGACAACGCTCGGACTGCCCTGGATCGAATTGGCGAGAACGCTGGCTTTATTAAGCAAGGTTTAGCGCGCCTGAGAACGATGGAAAAGGACTAGCTGGTGACCCTGTCGCTGACGGGGCTTGGCTCTCTCACAGGCAGCTATCGGCCAATAGCCGCAGCTAGCGACCACAGGTTTACGCAGATCATGAATTGGAGCTAGTGAAATAAGGCACGCCTAGTTATGATCGAGGAGATAATTGGGAGGGTCAGCCCTAACCCCTCTAGGGCGCTAAACCTCTGAAAATGGCCCTGACGCTCCCTAGATACCGAGACCTGTCTCAACAAGGAAGGAGTGGCCGCCATCAACGCAAATGCTGAAATTAAACACATATGCCAGGCAGTTCAATTGAGAAATTAAATTAATACGGTGCGAATATATGGACATATCTAAATCGTTATATTTAAAAAAACAAATAGAAGCTTCATGATTAACTTTAAGTATCGGCACCCCCATTATAAATTCAAGTCGGCAGAACTATGAAAGTCAAAATTGAGAATTTCGGACCGGTAAAAGAATTTACTTTTGACACGCAAAAAAAATTCCACCTTATAGTCGGCGATAACAACGTAGGCAAATCTTACGTATTGACTGTCTTTTATTTCATAGTAAAAAGCTTGCTCGAATTTGGATCGATAAGGCCTCTAAACAGGCGAATGTTTTTTTATGAATTTTCTGATGAAGAGGAAGACACTCCAAAAAAAGAGATTATTGAATTCAAGAATCTAATTAAAGACAAAAAATCGAAATCTCTAAATGCATCGAGCTTCTATTGCTACCTTGCAAAAGATTTTTTACAACATAGCGTCGCTGAAGACTTTTCCAAAAAAGTTAAGAGCTCTTATTTCGAGCACAATTCAATTTCCAATAGCTTTTCAGATTCCAATATCGCCAAAGTATCTGTAGATTTAGGCAGCCTTAGTTTCTCGCTTGAAGGAAATATCGACGAATTCAAGATTACCAATATCAAGTTCGATCACGGCGTAATATTAAGATATTCTAAGCAAAACAGAAACCCAACAATTATCGGAAAAGATCTTGTCATATACGCATCAACGACAGAAGATACTGACTCTATAATAACCAAAATAAAAATAATCTGTGTCCGCAGGCTTGTACAGACATTGTCCGATGCCGTAGAGAATATTTTAGATATTGATTATCTTCCTGCCTCCCGCTCTGGCTTGTATCAAGCGCTGTCTGCATTTGGGCAGATTATCGCTGAACTTTCTAAAAGTCGATCTTTCCTCACATCTAAAATTGAGTTGCCGGGCATTTCAGGGCAGTTAAGCGATTACTTTATTCGCCTCACAAGCATTGTTGCAATAGACAGGAATGTGCAACAATTTGAGAGCCTGGCAAGAAATATTGAAAGCGATGTATTAAATGGGCGCATTGAATTTGACTTCGAAGAAAAAAAATTATTCTACAGACCTAACGGTACATCACTGCGACTAGATATATCGTCCACATCGTCAATGGTGTCTGAAACTGCACCTATAGTTGCTTATATTCGCCATGTCATAGCATGGAATACAGACGAACCATCAATTAAGAATAGGGTAAGAAGAAGAACCAAGGCAACGCCGATTGACTTTAAAAAAATACTTATTGTCGAAGAGCCGGAAGCGCATTTACATCCGGCAAACCAAATTAAAATGACTAGATTTTATGCGGAGCTTGCCCAGCTAGGGGTCTCTGTGATTATGACCTCGCATAGTAACTACGTTTTCAACAAAGCCAGCAACTTAGTAATCGAAGGTATCTTGCCAAGCGGAGATGTGCAATGCGACCTATTTCAAATGCAAGAAAAAGGTAGTGTTGGAATCCCCCAAATAGTTGATGATTTTGGCATAAATGACGAAAATTTCGGTGACGCCTCAGAAGACTTGATAAATGAGCGCATGGAATTGCTTATGGGTGCAGAGTCTCAGAAAAATAAGGATGATTGCAATTGATCCCAAGCATTTATGCAGACCCTCCAATGCAGCAACTGATTAGAAACACCTTGTCTGAGCAAGGCATGGAGGTTGAGATCGGTTCTAGCTTGCTTTTAAATAATGGGGACTTAGACAGCCGCAACATTGTAATATTAAAGCCTGACGATTTTTACTGCACCCCTACTTTTGCAGCTCCACCTAAATCGGTGGATGGTATAGCGATAGTTAAAGGAGATAGTGGTAAATATCATTTTTACGTGGTCGAATTAAAATCATCAAGATTTAAGAACATTAAAAAAGCGGACATACAAGCTAAGTTTGATACAATTTTTACTAGGTTTTTTTCTCCAGATTTTCAGCATATATTTATAGATATTGACTATGAGCTGGAGAGTTTGAATTTATGGCTAGTATGCGATCCTTTACAAATTCGCGCTAAATGTTCGGATCATGATGAGTTTGTTAACAAGGTCAAGATTATTGCTGAGCGCTTAAAAGGTCTTCTGAACGATTACGCGGCAACATTTAAGCCTTTTTCATTCAAGCAGCACACCGCGATGATCAAACCGTTATTATCTCCGCCAACCATAGAAATAAATGGGTTTGTCGATTTACTAGCTTAAACGATTCGAGTAGTGGCGTTTTGAATACCCCCGCAGGAAGGCCCGCCTAGGCGGGCTTTTTGCTACCCGTCGGAAGTCGGTACTGGAGGGAAGCTGACTTTATCGAGGTCTTAGTGAATGGTTTTACGTAACAGTTAACTAGCTCCTCTCGTCCTTTAGCCGATCCTTCCTAAATCCGGTGCCTGTCTGCTTTCGGCCGATTTTTGTCGTCCGAACTAGTCCTCTCATAGCTGGTCAAGCTGTGAAATGGGTTAATCGACCTGAAAGCCCTATGCGGCTGGTATTTCACGCGAGTTGATACTGTTTCTGAAACCAGCCAAAGCTCGCCAGGTACGAGCTATTCAGAAAGTAAAAACTCAATAAAACGCTTGTTTTTTAACAACGCCCCTTTGAAACCGGGGCCTCTAGAGATAGACCTCCGATCTGGCTCGCTATGGGGGCTGTGCAAAACCACTGCACTTCTTTGCAAAGCCTTGCACACAATGCAATTGCCAACCTCCCCACGGCCCCCGCAGCTGGCCTGAGTTAGGTCATCGATTGCACCATCCTATCCATTGCATAAAAACCAGGCGCAAAGCCCGTCGGCGGGAGGGGGATAAGTGCTTTTTCAGACGTTTTTTTCTTCGCCCGGTGGATTTCTCCAGCGTCTGCTCTTGTATGGCCTTAGCCTTCGTTTCATCGGACCGTCATTGCCTCGCGACCACAATCGCTATACTGTTTATACATACAGTATTGTTAGTTTATTAGAGGTGAGCGATGCACATGGGGCAATTGGCAACTTCGGGTGATAGGACCAGCGCGATCACGCAGTGGGAATTACTTTTGAGGGACGAAGCCGCGCTGCTGGAAAACCCTGGACGTCACCACAAGACACTGCTTATTCAGGCTCACACCCTGCACCGCCGTCAGGTGATCAACCGTGACGATCTTAGCGATCTTCTAGAACAAGCCGACGGCGCTCTGGCCTACGCGGTCGAAGCTCTATTAGATCGTCAACATGGCGAATAGGCGGGGCTAGCACATGCATATGCTAGTTACCCCCATGCGGCGTCACGGGGTTGCTCTGAGCCTAATGGAGCGCCGACGCTACCAAGCGATAAAGGGCAACGTGATGGTTAACTCAGAAAACAACACTGATCTCGGTCGGAGCGCTAATGTGGCTCGAATAGACGTAGGCATGCCTCTTGACCCCGATCCTTTGCCACGGCTTCTGGACGCAACACTAGCTGGGATGGCGGTTACCGGTTTTGTCTTGAGTGGGATTGAGTACATCGATGGCTGTGCCTACGCACAGTATTGGTGGTGTCGATTGGCGTGAAAGATGTCGAATCAGATATTAATGAGCTTTGCCTACACGAACGAAAAAGCCCGTCATGCGACGGGCTTAATAGCGGTGGATAAAGAAACGTAATCTGCTCCACTCGCTATCTTATTTGATCAGCAGATTTGGGCTTTTGCTTCATAACCGAGTAGAGCTTCTCACCTACAACCGGGTTACTAATTAAGTCTTGTAACGCTTTCTCTACAGCCTCTTTATCTTCACAATAAATGTCGTAATCCGACGTAGTTATCAGGAGTGGGTAGCCGTTGGAATCAAGCTTCCATTTAGCAAGTTCGACATGATCTCTCTTCTCCGCCAAGGGGTTAATCGCGGCCAAATAGCTGTAAGCGCCCTTATGCTCATTAGCCACCACACTCAAAAGACCAAGCAAAGGCAAAGACTTTGTGTAGATTGATATTTCCAATTTCCCATCTGAGACCTGCATCAACTGCTCGTTTAGTACTCTCAATACAGAATAGATCTCTTGCTTATTTTTTTCTGCCTTCTGCGCGGCATCCAATCCCTTTTGAAAAGAACCGATAAAATCAACCATTTATATTACCCTTTCAATTATTCCATAGACGGGAAGGTGGTCAAATGTTGAGCTCGAACTTTTCACCAACTGGGTATAAGTCGGAATCTCAACAATGTGGTCACATTCTCTAGCCAACCGCCACTCTTTTGCCTCTATGAATGCATGTGAAAAAATCACTTGATCAAAGGTATGCCATCGGGTTATCTCACCAGATTTATAATAATAGCTACCAGCAACCGGGTGATCGTTTGTCGTTTTGCAGAGGTATTTCCAAAACGGGTTGTAAAATAAGTGCTCACGCCGATGTACCAGTTCTACATCCCTAGACGCCATTACTTGCTGGCTCAGCGACTCATCAAATGGCTCATCATTATAATCACCAAGGAGAATTACGAACGGGTTTTTGCCATGCTCATCAATAACGGCATCAATCGAATCTCTCAGCCTTATACCGAGCAAATGTCGGTTGGCGTCATTTTTTGTGCACCACAACCTGCTAGGCCAGTGAGAGACATACACATGAAACAACGATGTTGAACCATCAACAACGACTTCGAATTTCTTAGCAACTTTTAAGGTAGTTCCACCTTTTTTTGTCGTTATATCCTTCGTCGCAAGAACGAACATTTTTTTACTATTGTAAGCGTAGCAAATATCAAAGCTGGACCTACCGACAGCTGTGATTTCAGTAGCAAAAACGTAACCTTCGACTTTACAGGTCTCCGACACATACAGAAAATCTTCTTCTGACATCTCCCCTAAAGCGATAAAGTCAGCGCCGCTCACCTCAATCAAATACATAATTACGGAACAGGCAATAGTTTTTTGTTCTTGCGTAGATCTACATTTCGCTGAAGGAGCCAAACTTGTATTCCACCAAGCAAATATAATTTGATTAAGAGCTTCCGAAATCATTCAACATCCTTCCATTCTCAACCGTCCAACGAACCATGCTTCATATTTTTGATTTTCAAAGCTCAGTACATTCTGAACAGGAGGGTAGCATACCGGCTTCATTCACATTGAAAGCACGATAAAGCGAATTTTGTATAGTCCCGGGCACTCGACTCTATTTAAAGCGTAACCGGTTTCAACGTCGCTGCTAACGCCAAAGCTTGGGCAGCCTTCGCCGTGAATGCCGCCGCATCGGTCGGGCTCGGCGTTGGTCCTGGTACGTGGGTGTGTGCCGCCAGCTGGGTGTTCATCTGCTGCAGCAGATCAAGCATGTCGCACACCACCTGAAATAGGTTAACGGTCCCAGACCCTATCCAGTTCTTCGGCGCCTGCAGCTGCTGGCTCATTCCGGCCACGCTTTTGCGCAAGCCCTGGATTTTTTCCTGCATGTCGCCACCCACCGTGGCGTTGTGCTTCTGCCCCACCACCAGGTTCAAGTCACGGCCGGTGGCCTGGTGCAGATCGTCCACCGCTGCCAAGCTGGCGGATCCGCCCGACAGCAGCTTGAGTGCGCCCAGTGCTTCAATCTTCTTGATGCCACCTACTGACTCGGTCGAATGGTCGTCCACCGTCCTAGTGTGATTCTGGAAGCTCTCAGTGTTGTCCAGGGCTTCGACTTCGCGCTCGATCGCCTTGTCCTGGATCTTGCCATCTGTCTGGCGTAGCCAGTTGCCGTCGGCATCGACACGCTGTTGGCAGGCCTCGCTGTGCTGCCACACCTGGTCACCTTTAGGCACGCGGGGCATGCTCAGGCCGTGGGGCAATATGGTTTGAATATAGGGCTTGTTTGGCAGGCCATAGGCGAAGCACACCACCACTTGGGTGCCCTCCTCCGGAAAGGCATACATGCCCATTTCTTCACCACCGGAGGGTAATGGCAGCGGCACGCCGGCGAGCTGGGGCAACTGCGGATCGACTTCACCATCAGGACCCAGCAATTCAATGTCCACGGCATAGCGCGGCCGGAAGTCGTCGCAAATGCCGGCGGTGACCGGGGCGTCGGCCACGGCGACAACCCGGGCAAAGCGCGGCAGGTGATAGCCACCGGTGAGTTCGGGAAACTGGCGCTCTACAGCGCGGCGGATTGCGTCTTCCATCGGATGGCCATCTGGTCATTGGCGAGGGCCACACTGGTGATGCGCTCGCCGTGGTTGATCGTTGCACCTGGTCGTAACCCGGGAAGGGCTGCGATCATCGCGCTTTGGTTGCCCTGGTAGCCTTCGAACAGATCCGTGGGGATTTGTAGCGGTGGTCGTTCGCCGAAAAAGCTGTCGGCCCAACTGCCGGCAAACACTTCGCCGTTGCCCAGTTGGTGCCAGGTGAAGTAGGGAATGTTGAAAACCCGGGCCAGGCTGTCCATCGCCTGGTATCCGGCGGCCAGGCTGTAGAAGAACGGCGCCTTGACGTCGGCGTAGGGCCGATCGGGAACCCGAAAACGCAGGCCGGTCTGTTCGCTGACCTGGGTCAGCACCGCCCGCAGATCAACGTGACGCAGGTTCAGCGGCAACGGATTGGCCAGCACGGCGGCCAGCTCGCGGCAGAACAGCACCTGCTCGATGCTGTTGGCCGGGGTGCAGCGTTCGACGTAGCCGATAAAGTGCCGTTGCAGCGTGCGGTCGTTGTAGCCGATATCCAGCGTTACCAGACCTTTGACCGACTCCGCGGACTTGATCGTAAACGTCGCCCGCCCCGGGCTGGTGGCGTCCAGCCGAACGTCCTCTTTCACCAGGGCGAACGGCGTGCCATTGATCGCCAGGACTTTGTGCAGCTTCACTTCGGCTCACTCCCGCCCAGCCAACTATCGACGCGGCTCAGCACCTTTTCGAAGCCGCTCAACGCCGGGTTGTCCGTGGTCGAGTCCTTGCCCTCGCCACCCGTACCGACCGCGCTGCCGGGGCCGCCCTGGGCGTTGACCGCGTTGCCGGCGCGTCGGCCTTCGACCTTCTCCGGGTTGGACTGGCGTTCGCTCAGCGTGAACTGGACCAGCCAAGCGCGCAGGGAATCGTCCTCGCGGGCGCTGATCCCTTCCGAGAACTCGACCTGTCGAATACCGAAGGCCTCGGCCGTGTCATTGACGACGCGGTACAGGTGCATCTGGCCGCCGCTACCCATGGATTCGGCCAGGCGCATCAGGTCCGTCATGTGCGAGTTATCCACAAAGGGGATCAGCAGCGAGATGGTCAGGGTCTTAGGCTTGAATCCCTTGTGCGCCTTGTCGGTGTTGCTGGTCTGGCCCGACATGTCGCCGCTTTCAATCCGCAGGTTCGCCGTCACCTTGAGGTTCTTGCCCTGGACCTTGTGGCCATCAAGTAACAGCGTCATAGGCCGACCAGCTCCTGGACAAAACTCAACGCCTCTTTCGAGCCCACCAGCATGACGCCGGCACACAGCACCCATTCGTGCCCCGGGGCGTCACCGGCGAGCAATTCGCGGCGCAGTTCGCTGGTGTTCCCCGGACCAATCAGGCGCGCGCGCATGCTGCTGTCTTCAGCGCCGCCGGCGAGCAAGGCTTTCAGGTCGTCCAACTGCTGGTCCCGGCCTTGCTGCTGAGCTGCTTTGCGGGTGGCCAGCGCGGCCAGATCGCCCAGTGGTGAGCTGTCGGCCGCGTAGCTCTCCAGCACCGCCAGTTGACCGACCATGGACTGCTTGGCAGCCTTGACCACTGTGCAACGCTCCAGGGGCAGCGATTGCCAGCGCGGCAACGGGCCGGCGCCGGGGATTTCCCATTTCTCGGTTTCCAGCTTCACCAGGTGCTGGGCGCGGCGCTCTGTGCGGACCAGGTCGGGGATCGGCAGCAAGGCATTGAAGCGCGACAAGGTGCTGGCCAACTGATCGAGGCGCGTGCCCAGGAACAGAATCGACAGTGCGTATTGGGGCCCAGATGGGCGTCCGCTGTCGGTCACGTCGTCCAACTTTTTCGCCAGGTGCTCCAGCAGGTTCGGTGCCGATAGGAAACGCTGGTAGCCACTGCCCTGGCCAATGCCGCTTTGAAACGGCGTCACCACCAGGCACGCCGGTGCCTGACCCAGCTGTTCAGCCAGGGCCGCACGGCCGGCGGCGATTGCGCCTTTGGCGGCGTCACCCACCGGCCCCGGGTTGGTGCTGGTCAAGCCGTCGAGGCCGGTCAGGCGCAACGCGGTGCTGACCAACTCGCCGCTGGCCAGATCCTGGGCGGCTGACAGCTCGCCCATCCATTGCGTGGCCTGTTCTGGCCAGCGCATCGTCACCGGCGCCCAGTTCATGCCGGCGCCGTCCAGGTGATGGCTTTCATGGCCTTGAGGTTCTTGTCTTTCAGAGCCAGGGCCAACGCCGTTTTAAGCCCTTCAGTGTGTTTCAACACGGCCTGTCTGAAGCGGACCAGGTCCTGGCCCACCTGCAACAGCTGGGCGGCGGTATGCGGGCGAAAGACTTTCACCAGGTCGGCGTCGTAGCAGGGGTAATCAGCGTCCGCATTGAGCAGCGCTAGGCCGGTCAGATTGAGCTGGTCGAAAATCTCACTGCCATAGCGCAGCGGCTCGCCCAGGGCGTCCGATGTGAAACCGCTTTCAATGTAGAGGGCACTGTCGGCGCTGATCGCCTCCAGCTTTTTCTGATGCTGCGCGGCCAGCACGGCGTTGATGTCATCCACCCATTCGCCGTTCTTCCAGATCTGATTAGGCCCCGGCTTTTTCAGGGTGTAGCCGGCCGGCACCGGTTCGAAATCTCCAAGGGTTCGCGGTTCGCCGGTCTCGATGCTGTAGACGACAACACCGCCGAAGTAGTCGAGCAGCTGCCAGGCTTTACCATTCCACCAAGCGGCTTTGTGCTCCGGCACTGTCGGCGGTGGCGTCATCACGCAACCCCCTGGGATCAGGAATACACCAGGCTCTAGAGGGGATTCGTCCGCTGTCACTGGCCCGACAAAAATACCCAGATGATTGGTTTGGTAGACGGTTTTCGTGTTCATAAAGGCTCTCAATACTTGATGCAGACCAGCAACGCCTCGTTGATCGGACGTGCTTCGGTGTCACCATCGCCATAGATGGTTAAGGTGTGCTGGTGAGCGCCGGCGGTACCGGTTGTGGTGTTGCCGGTCGGCGCAACAGTGATCTGACTGCCGTAATTCACGGTGACGTTACCGCCACTGCCTGCCGCCGAATAATGAGCGTGATGGCCTGCAATATCGGAGACACCTCCGTGGGTGTGATGCAGGTTTGCTGGAGCCTGTATTGAGCTCAGTTCACGGTTCGGGTCAATGCCGCGCCCGTCATCCAGGGCCCGAGTAAACAGCCCGCGGCTGTCGCCCACGTTGAAGGTGGTGTTGCCGTCGCCGGCGCCGTGACGGGTGCCGATTACGGCGAACAACTTGGCGTAGACGGTGCGCGACACGTTGGCGCCGTTGCGCTTGAGCCAACCCGGGGGCGCGCTGGCCATGTCGAAAGCCGCCACCAGGCCCACCAGCGAATCGCTGACCTGTTGGTTGAGACGGTTTAACGCGGCGGTGGTGGCCAGGATCTCGCTGCTGTTGGACGCGGGATCATCGCTTTTAGCGTTGGGCAGGTTGCCCAGGCCCACGTCGCCCTTAGTGGTGCCCCGGGCCCGCAGGGTCGGATAGTCCCCGTCCCTTGCAGCGAAGTGTTTCACCAGCGGGGTACTGATCGGCTCCACCGCACGAAGGTCGACAATCTCACTCGTCGAAATGAAATTAGCGATCGGTTCGCAGTAGTGAAGCGCCCCCGCTGCATCGGTGTAATCCACTTGTTCGCCGTAGACCACTTTCCAGCTGGTCACCCGGTCGTTTAATTGGCGCTCAAGACAGACATCCAGCCAGACTTTGCCCACAGGGATAACACCGGTGACCACAAGCGGTTCATCCAGGACCACCCGAATGCCTTCGATGAAGGCCGCACCAGGGCGGAGTTGAAACACGCTGCCGACTCTCTCAAAGGTCAGCGAACCACCGAAAAAGCAGGCGCGGCCGTACAGGTTGCGATTGCTCAGGCGCTCGCGCTCATCGATGCCGGCCAGGCGCACCGTGAAGTCGTGCTGCCATGTGCGGGCATCAATGGTGATGCCGGTCAGAGCCAGAGCGCCATCGAACGCCACCAGGAAGTTACGGGTGACGTTGTTGCCAATCTGCAACGGCGGGATGTTCTTGCGCTTCTGTTGCAACGGGACGTAAGACACGGCAAACAGTACGCCGTCTTCGTCCTCGAGGCCGACCCAGTTGAAATCCCAGTCACCAATGTCCGACCCCAGCTGTGCGCTGTACACCACTTGGTTAGGGTTCACGTAGCCGGCGTTTTCTTGGGGAATGGTGTAGACCTGGACGATCTGCCCCGCCGGTGGTTTGCCGGCAGCGCGATCGATCGGCGTCACCGGGTCCAACCCGGGCACGTGGGCAAAGATGAATTTGCTGATGATCAGCGGTTTTTTCTGGCTTTGCTTCAGGGCAATCTGGCTTTCGCCGGCCAAGGTGATACTGGCGCTCACGGTGCGCTCCTACAGGCTGGCAACCAGCGTTTGCTGGTCGTCGTTGAAGTCGATGAAGGCGATTTGCAACGCCACGGGGGTGATGGTGAAAAAGTCATAGCGTCGGCAGGTGCGGCCGTACTGCTGGATCAACACGCGCAACAGCTCGGGGTTGAGCGACAGCTGCGCGTTGCTGAACTTGAGCAGCACCACGTCCCAATCCCGATCGGGGTGGCGCTCCTCGATCTCGACGTAACCCACACCCAGGCGCTCGAAAATGCGCTTCATGCCGGCGGTGCTGCCGGCGTCCACCGAGTTGATAAAGGCGTATTTCACCCGCAGGCGAAACAAGGCCTCGGGCTCGCCGTTAAAGCGCGTGACGTCGCGCTGCCAGGCCCACAGTTCCAGGATGGTCATGTGGCAGTTGTCGGGATCGATTTGCAGGTACGGCCAGCGCAGCCAGCCGGCGACGATTTCCCACCAGGCCTGTGCGGCCGCGACCAGTTTGGAAAGCTCGGTACCGGCGAGCCAGAACGGCAATTTGAGTTTGATCATCGGGCCGTCACCGTCAGTGCTTGAATCCGGGGAATGTTCAGTCCGGAGAGGATGTCAGGCGTGCTGAACCTCATTGAGCTGATGTCAGGGAAGCGACCGTGCAGCTCTTCGATGAGCCGACTGAAACTGAAGCGCGACTGTGGATAAGTCAGCGTCGGCTGGTAATCACTCTCTGTGCTTTCACGAAACGCAGCACGGATGAACAGCTCCACCTCAGTTTTGAGCGTGTCCAGTTTTTCGACGTCCAGATTGGCGCGGGGCCAGAGATCGAGTTCAATGCTGTAGGGCAGCTCAGGCATCACCATCGCCAGCAGGTCATCGCCGTGGCCATGATTGCCCTGGTCACGAATATGGGCGTTGATTTGTTCCAGGTAGCTGGCCGCCGGCACACCGGCATCAAACAGCACATAGGCGTTGGCACTGCCTGGACCACGGGGCGCGCCGTGTTCGAAGTAAACGCCATCCGGCCGTACGCCCGGGAAGGCGGAAATCATGGCGCGGTACACTGCGTCGGTGTGCCACTGGTTCACCGCCGAGAACTGGTTGCGCACACGCAGGCGCAACTGGTCGTTGGGCTCGGGATCTGCACCCGGTGATTCCAGCCAGCCGTCACTGTTCACCACCTGGACGATGCCAGGCACGGGTACTGGCAGGATCGCGTAGTAACCCGGGGCCAGGTTGAAGCCGCTGCCGGCCTCGATCGCTTCCACCGGGACTTCCAGCTGCAACTGCCCCTGCTGGAACGTCGCCGGCGCCAAGGTGATCAGTTGGTAGACGTTGCCGTTGATCGCGGCCGACTGCACCACAATGCCCTTTTCCAGCTCCATGACGCCGTCCGGCGTGGCCCGGGTAAACAGCAATTTGCCCTGGGCTTTCGTGGCACCCTTGCGCTCGACGTTGACCGCCCAAGCGAGCATGTCCAGCCAGGCGTCCACCGCCGTTTTTACAAAGAAGTTCGGCAGCACGGTCAGACACAGGAAGTCGAGCAGCCACATCACCGGCTTGGTGACCAGGGCCGTCATCACCCGCCAGAACGGCGAATAGCTGCTGGTGTTGGCCACCTTGGCGCCTTGGGCCTCGACCTCCTTTTCCCACGCAGCCTTCAACCCGGCCTCGGTGGTCGGGATGCCGGCGTCGGCGATCACCTTTTTAAAATCAACCTCGCTCACAGACTTACCTCAATCGATCCGAATTTCAGGGTTTTGGCGGTCACCAGGTACGTGCCCGGCTCCTGCTGAATGATGCGAGCCGTACCGGGCACCAGGCGCTCGTCGTCTTCCACCAACAGTTCCAGTTGCTGGATGCAGTCGCGCTGTCGCAGCCGATCACGCTCGGCCACCAACGTGACCAGCAGCCCGCTGTCGCGGATCATGTGAGCAATGTCCTGGGCGATGCAGGCGCGATCGTCGATCAGCCGCGGTTGACGCGACGGATCGAGCGCCAGGTCGTTGTCGACGATCAACAGGTCTACGTATTCGCTCACCCGCCTACCGCCATAGAAACCATGTTTTCCATCTCCAGCTGGTTCATCGGTTTGCTGTTTTGAATGGTGATGTTTTCCACGTGCACGCCCTTGTTCTGGCTGCTGCTGTTGTTCTGGATTTTGGTCAGCAGGCCACCAGGCGGCACCGCTGACGGGCCGGTCGGGGAAAGGCTGGGGATAGCGGCGTTGATGGTCTGCCGGGCTTTCTGCGCGGCATTGGCCGTGTCGGCGGCACCGTTCGCGGCATCGACTCCGGGCACCTCGGGCATACCGCCGAAGCGAGCTTCGATGTTCACGCCGGGAATGCTGTTCATCAGCTCGATCAGGCCGTTAACGGCCTTGTGAAAGACGCTGACGATGCTGTCCCACGCGGCGCGGGCCATGCTGGACCAGCCGCCCATGGAGCTGAACCACTTCGAAAACGCCTCGAACTTTTCCGCGACCCACTGGAAGGCGGCGGTGTTCATCAAGGCCGAGGTCCATTCGTCCCAGTAATAAACGGCGGCAATGACCAGGGCGACCAGCACCGCAATGCCCATCACGATGACGCCGATCGGGTTTGCAGTCAGGGCAAAGTTGACGAGCCAGATAGCGCCCTGCCACAGCAGCATGGCGCCGCGAACGATCGCCAGGCCCGCGCTCAGCACACTAATCACCGCGACATAGGCCAGGATGGCCAGCTTTTGTAGAACGAAAGTGGCGGCGGTACGCAGGTTCAGCATCTGCACGACTTTCCAGACCGTGACCAAGCCCAGCCACGTGGTCCGGGCGATCCCCACCACCAGCGTCAGCAAGGACATGGCACCGATAATGGTCAAGATGGTCAGCGCGGTGATGCCGATTACGCGGGTGATGTTGGGGAACAGCTGCGACCAGCGCACTAGGTTTTTGCCGATATCGACCATCTTGTTCATGAACGGCGTCAGCACCGGAATCAGCACCTGGCCGAACACCACGCGCATGACTTCGACCAGGGACGCCCATTGCTGCCACGGATCGACCATCGCCTGGGCCATTTGCTCGGCCTTCTCCAGGCCGCGCACCTTGCCCAACTGATCGAGGCCGTCGCGCAGGCGCCCGGTGTCTTTGGCCAGCGCGCCGATTACCTGGGCGCCTTCACCGCCGAACGCTTCCACCAGCTTGGCACCGGCCGAGGCGCTGGTCAGGTCGCCGAGCTTGCCCTGGAGTTTGTCCAGGATCGACGTCATCGGCAGCAACTTGCCCTGAGAGTCGGTGAACTGCATGCCGAGCTTTTCCGAGGCGGCGCCGACGTTTTCGAAAAACGCTTTGTAGCGCCCGCCCGCATCGCCGCCTTCCATGGTGCTGCTCAGGGTGCCGATCACCGCCATCTGTTCGGCCAGGTCCACGCCGGCCGTGGTGGCGATCGCGCCGGCTTCCTCGAATGCGTCCTTCATGGCGGCGCCGCTGGTGCGGAACAACTGAACCGCCAGCGCCGTCTGCCCACCGAGCTTTTCGACCCACGCACCTTTGCCCATGGCGTCGGCCTGGGATTTTTGCAGGTTGTAGAGCGTACCTACGTATTCGCCCATGGTTGCGGCATCGGTCTTGGTGGCCTTGGCCACCAGGTTGCTGGCATTGGTAAAGGTGGCCAACTGACTGCCGACCAGGCCTTTAATCGCACCATCGATCTGGTACGCCGAGGCCACAAAATCCTTGGCGTTCTCGCCGTAGTTCACTGCGAACTCCAGCGACTTGCTGTTGAGCGCGGTCAACGCGTCTTCGGCCACACCCAGCGATCGGACGTCGCCCAGGGCGCGATTGACCTCCAGCGCTGGCGCCATGGATTGATGAATACCGACCACGGCCGCCGTCACACCGGCCAACCCAAGGCCCATCGTCTTGATGTTCTTTTCACTCTGTCCGGCAAGGTCGGAAAAACCCATTTTCACCTTGCCCAGGGGCGCGGTGACCTTATCGGTCAGGCTCAAGATGAAAGCCAGGCTGGCGCTACGGTCTGCCACTGTCGTCGTTACCCGTTCATCGCGAGGGAGATGCCGTTAGCGACGGCGATCTCCGTGCGTCTCCAGAATTCGTCCTCCAGCCACTTGGCCGTGCCCATCGCTTCAATCGTGGGCTCGGCACCAGGTAGCCAGCGGTTCGTCAGGGCCACGAGTTGGCCCAGTCCGTTTTCGGTCAGGCGCTCAGCGTGGCCGAGCGCTTTTTTACGATCACCTCGACCTTCGGGCCGTACTCTTCAAGCAGTGCGCCGGCGAGCTGCATCACCATCACCGGGTTACCCAGCAGCGGCTTCAAGGTCGCGCGTTCTTCCTGCTTCACGGTGGTCATCAGAAGGTTGTTGCCTGGGGCGACTTTGTTGGTCGTGGTGATGGCGTTGAAGTACTTGGTGACGTCCGCCGGGGTCAGGGTGAACGTGAATTCCTGTTCGCCGACTTCGAGGGTGATTTCTGCGTTTTGCTCGTTCATGGGTAGCTCTCTGTTGAGGTTAAAAAGCGATTGTCCAGGTGCACCGGTTAACGCCGGCACACCTTGAGGACGTGTTGCTGCAAGCCCAGGATCATTTGCTTGCTCAGGGCAAGCTGATCTCTGAGGGTGAAATAATCCGATCGAGCGTCTGTTGCGAGTTCGGCGGTGCCTGCATCAGCCAGGCCGCCGGCGCCGGCGTGGGTGGGCACTGCGGCGGGACAGGTGGCTTTGATCCACAACCGCTGATTGCCATCGTCAACAGCACGGCGCAGGCCTTCGTTTTCAGTACGTGCATGGTTCAGCTCCGTGGTTCGCTCAAGATCGATTGCATCGCGGTCGGCCAGCATCTCGCCGCCGATTCGGGCCGTTTCACGCAGGCCATTCACTTCGGCTAGCGCGCTGTCGCGTTCACGTCGAGCGGTGTCGCGCTGACCTTCCAACAGGTCAAAACCGAACCAGGCCACCAGACACACCACCAGGAAAAACAAGGCATCACGCGGCATCACAAGCCCGCCTTGCACAGATCCGCTTCCGCCAATCGCCGCGCATGCAGGCCACGGACGAACTCCTTCTTGCCCTGGGCATTAGTGACAAAGGCCCACACGGGGGTCTTGCCATCAGCCGCCCAGGCCAGGGCCTTGCAGCCCTCGGCGATGCGGCCGGCATTGATCAGGCCCACGGCTCGACTGGCGCAGGTGCTGGGCACGCCGACGTTGTGGGAATGGCTGCTCAGGGCGTCGAATGTGTTCTGCCCCACCTGTTGATTGGTGATGCAATCGGCGAGCTGCAGTTGTCCTTTTTGGATCACCAGTTGCTCGACCTGGTCGCATCGAGCGGGAGACCAGTAGTCACCGAGCACAACAGGAAACGGGCTGGTGTAACGGGTGATGCCCAGGCACACGGTCGGCAGCCCACGGGCCAGCTTGTCCGCGTAAACGACGTTCTGGCCTTGGCCTTCCCAGGTGCCGAGAAACGCCACCAGCGAAGCGCTGGCCAGCGCGATCGCACCGGCTTGGATCTTGCCGCGCAGGCTCATGGGAACCACACCCGTAGCAGTGCCGGCACGGCCATTTGCAGCACCGCACCGACCAAAGTCAGGATCGTCAGCAGCCGGCCGACCTTCGCCCCGATGTCGTTCACCGCCACGGTCAGCGTCTGCTGGCCGGCGTTGAGTTCCGAGAGCTGACCGGCCATGTGTTCGAAACCCTGTTCCAGCTTGGTGACGCGGGTTGGTACGGTTTCGTGCCGGTCTTCCAACTCACCCAACCGGTGTTCGAAAACGGCAAATTTCAGTTCCAGCGAGCCGAGGCGTGCGGCTTCAGTTGTCATCGGCGGTTACTCCGCTCTGAGAGGGATTCGCAGGGTGTGCAGCGGAGGATCCCGCCCAGGGCGCGGCGCAGTTCGGGGATTGGTTTTTCACAGTCCAGGCAATGAATGCGGCTTGGTCCCGAGGGGCGCGGCCGCGCACGTTGAGCCGTGATTGCGTGCTCACGCTCCAGCAGCTCCAACGCCGAGGCCTGTTCGAACCAATCCCCCATTAGCGAAGCCCCTCGATCTCTTTGGCGTCGAGGTACGGCACGCCGTTGATGCGGACGAAATCCGGGCTGGTGACCTCATACGGCACCTTGTGTTTGCTCTTTTCGCCGCCCTTCGGATCGATCCCCAGCAAGCTGGAAATCTTCACCTTGCAGCCGAAGGCCTCGACGCGCAGTTCCTCGCTTTCACCGGCCTTGGCGAAGAACACCACGTCAAACGGTTTCAGGGATCGGAAGCTGCCAGCGGATCGAGCCGCATCGATCAGCAAGTTAAAGTTGGTGGTATCCAGTTCGAATTCGCCGGCAGCGGCGACATCACCCTCGACGTAGCCATCCGGCACGCCCCGGGTTTGCGCCACCGCCGAGTTGTCGGTGATGTCCAGGGTGCAGTTCTCGACGTGCAGCGACAGGTCGCCCAGGCTCACGTCAAAGTTCTTGCCGCCAATTTTTGCCATAAGGCGTTACTCCGCTTTGTCGGTGGAAAGATCCAGGGCGATGTTTGCCTGGAGGTCTTTCGGGCAGTTGAGGGGTTTGAGCTTGATGTAGGCCACGACCTTGGTTTTGCTGAGCCAATTCAGCACCAGGTCACCGTCTTTCGGCGTCTCGATGTCGCCGGGGAACACTTCACCGTTAAAGGTGGTGGACTTGGCCATGGCACGCAGGGGCGCCATCAGTTGGTTGGTGTTGACCGCCATGCTGTTGGGCGTGCTGTTCAGGCGGCGATCGGCCACACGGCGGATCAGCAGCACACGGACCTGGCGCGCCGCCTTGTCGGTGATGCGCAGGTATTCAACAACCTGGAAGTCACTGCCTGGGGCGTCCAACATGTTGCCGTCGCCCCAGTACACGCCCGGGTAATCGGGATAGGTCTGCGAAACCGAGAGCCGTGCTCGATCCAGCTCACTGCGCACGGCTGACGGCAAGGGCAGCTTGTCGGTATCGATTGGCACGGGGCCAAGGCCGAGAACGGCACCGGTGGCGACGCGCATCGGACTGTCAGCAATGCTCACCGACGCATTCGCCAGGCGACCGGCCAAAACGCCCAGGTCATTGCCGTGCAGTTGCGGCACCACCAGGACACGCGGCGCTGCCAGACCAGACACCAGCTCCTTTTGCTCGCTCACGTACTGCGCCCAGGTCTGTTCGGCAGTGATGCCGGCAGTGGACGCCATCACAAACACACGCCGGCCGTAGGTGTTGTTCAGCGCAATAGCCGCGTCATGCATGGCCGACAGCTCAGCGGCAGTTGACACCGGCTTGGTAATCACCACCGCTTCGACTGAAAACCCCGAATGCTGGGCTTTTTCCAACGCGTCGGCCCAGTCGCCTTCGGCGCCGATCGGAGCCGCCACACAGGCCCAGCGCTGGCCACCGTTGAGACGAGCGGCGGTGATTTGGGTTTTCAGATCGCTGGGTGCTACGCCCAGGGCATTGTCCAGATCGCTGTCGGTGTTCAGCGGGATGAACTGGCCGACGTTTTTGGACGCCGGACCGATGATAAGGAAGTAGCGTTCAATCTCTGTCACGGCACCTTGGCCCAGATTGAGATTGTCGACGGTGACTTGACCGAGTGCCATGCAGTGCCTCGTTAGCGGGGTGAATGTAGGATTTGTTGCAACACCTGGTTAATCAGCAGGCTGGTGTCGCGGTCGGTGTTGACGCCGATGAACTGGCGTTTTGGCAACGTGATTTCCCAGCTCTGTGCGCCGCTGGATTCACTGCGTTCGTCGTCCAGGATGCGGATTAGCAAACCCGCCTTGGCGTAGTTCACATGCTCTTGAATCCACGCCACTGACGGACGTGTCAGGGTCTTCTTGCCCGTCTGGCGCACACGAAAGCCCAACCGGCGCAGGCGTTTGGCTTGCTTGTCGGTGGCAGCCAGGCCGGGCGGTGTCTTATTCCAGCGCTTCATCTGTGCGGCGGTACGGCGCTCGCTGACGCCGTGGTGTTGCTGCGCGGCGACCCAACGAGTGAGGGCGTTTTTCCAGCCCAGCTCCGCTTCGTCAGCGCTGACACGGGTGACCACCATCAGCTTGGCCAGGCCGGCTTCCATCTTCTTTTTGCCCTTGCCAGATCCCTTGCGATTCTCGAACGGCGAGCCGTCCAAGTTCTGCTGATCGCGCACACGGCGGCGGCTCATCGTCCGTACGCGTTTGGTGACGTTGTTCAGCAGGCGCCGGCGCAGTTGCGGCGGCAGGCTGAGCAGCGCCAGTTGCGCATCCACGGCCAAATGACCGCGAGCGTCGAGTTCGAACGTGCTACGCCCCGCCATTGGCGGTCACCTCGCCGCGTTCAGCGACCCACAGATCGAACGGGACGAAAGCCCAGGTCTTGCCGTGGGCCTCGATCTCGCCGGCAGGGTCTTCGGCCAGGTACTGCGGCTCGACGAATTCCAGCGTGATGTCCACGTCGAACAGGTCGTTGTCCAGCGGTTCAACGGCGAACAGCGGCGCCGGCAATTCGTGGCGATCGCGGTCGGTGTCGTGGTTTTCCAGCCAACTGCCAACCAGGGCCATCAGCCGCCCCGGATGGTCGGCGAAGCGCTCCAGCACGATGGCGGAGCGATAGCGCATGTCGGCCATGTGCATGCCGTCCACGTCGGGCTTCCAGATGAGTTCGAGCGTGACCTGTTCAGTCCAGCTATCGAGCTGCTCGGCGGGCACCAGTTGGCGTTCCAACAGGTAGCGGGTCAGTGTCTGGAGTTTGATCACAGCAGCACCGCCGTGATGCGGCCACGACCCTGCAGTGCACGGACGGCCTGCTGGCTGAAAGCCAGGAAGGTTTCCGCACGCTCGGGCGCTTCTTTGCCGGTGTTTTCGGCGCTCTCGCGGCGGGTAACAGTGGCGAACTGTGGCAGGGAGCTGCCTTTCGCACGGCAATACACAGCGCGTTTGTACAGCTTCACCTGGAAGGCGCGTTTGGGCAGCAACGTGGAATCAGCGGACTCAATGCGGCCGATGCCGGCGGCTTGCCAGCGAGCTTTGCACTTGGCCAGGTCCGTATTGACCTCGACCATGGCGGTATTTATCGCGTCGACCAGCAGCTCTACCAGGTACTCCGCCGGCAGGCGTTGTTCTTTCTGGAATTCGGACAAAGAGAGATCGGGCCAGAAGCCGTCGTTCTCAATCGTCTGTTCCACAAAGATGGTGGGTTTACCTGAAAAGCTCATGCTGACCGCTCAAATAGGGCGGGAAGCCTGTTTTCAGTGGGACGGTCCATAAATGGGCGGCTCACTTCCACAGGTTCCCGCTGGGGGGGTAGTCGGTTATTCGGAAGCCGTTGTGGCCAGTTGTTTTGCCAGTGCCTTGCGGCACTTATCGAGGCGGGTTTCGTTGCCGGCCTTCGCGTACAGCACGGTGGAGCGCTCCAGATGCTTGATCGCGGTTTCCCACTGCTGAGCGTCCTGGGCACGCATGCCGATCAACTTGTGGTACTTGCTCGGGATCTGCTCCGTCAGGTCCCATTCGCCGTCCACGCGTGGCAGCAGATCGGACAAGTACGGCTCCGGGCTGCGGGTGGCGTTGTATTCGGTGTAAGCCCACTCGATGACGGCATCCGCGACAAAGGTCTGAATGTCGCGGCGCTTGAAGCGCTCCGGCATCTGTTGACCCTGCTCGATCAAGAAATCCGCCAGTTCCAGGGCGTCCTCGAACTGGGCGGTGTCGAACAGCCAGACCATCACCTGCACCACAACGCGGTTCGGAAAGTTCATCTCCGATTCGCAGTAGCGCTGGACGTAGTCCTGGTACTTGGGCAGCAGCTCGTCACGCTTGAGCGCCTGTTTGCTGGCCAGGTTCTTGAGCGCGCTCAGGCGCGCAAGATCCACGTCCAGCGCCGCTTCCTGCAGCAGCAGGTGCTTGCGGGCATTGGCTGGGCTGCTCAAGGCGTCGGCCGGGGTGTACGCCATGGCTGCGCCCGAAACGGCCGCAGCAACAGCGACTACACCCGAGGCCAAGGTGCGGCGCTTGTGCGCCAGCGCCAGGCTCACGCCAACAGCTCCACGTTCTCGGTCAGAGCGATCTTCTCCAACTGCTCGATCACGTAACCTTCGTTGCGGCTGTTGTAGTCCTCGACGCGGGAGCGTTTCGGGTTGTCGACCGTCTGCTTGCGCCAGCTGGAATCCTGGAAGTAGATCGACAGGTTGTCCCAGCTGGTGACCAGCACGGCGTTGACCGGGAAGAACGGCACGCTGAAGCTCGGCAAGCCGCCGTAGGTCTCGATGACCTGGGCCTCTTCAATGCGCTCTTTTTCGGTTGGCGTATCGCCCTGTTTGGCGTACAGCTTGGCCTTGTCGGCGGCGAGCAAGTCACTACCGATGATCGCCACCAGGTCGCCGCCATCACGCAGGCGCTCGTCCACCATTTGCTTGGTGTCGTGCACCAGGGCGTCGAGGTTCGCATAGTCGCCACCGGCGCCCAGTTTGACCTTGCCAGAACCCGCCACGCCTTCCTTGAGCACCTGCTGCGGCGCTTGCTCACGCAACTGCTGCAGCCAGCCCTTGTTCACGTCCTGGAGCATTGGATAGGCGTCGATATCGGTCTGCGCTGCGGCGTGAGTGCCGTGGAAACCGACCATGATGCGATCCAGGGCAATCTGTTTCTGGACCGCCGCGGAGTACTTCTGATGGAAGTCCGGGAACTTGGCCCAGGCATCAATCTTGGCGTACGGCAGACCTACGTCGGACTCGGTCGAGGACAATTCGTAGGTCGTGTGGTCCAGCTCCGAAGCGTCCTTGGCTTCGCGATCGGTGGTCTTGGTATTGGTGCGGCCGGTGACCGGGCCAGAAACACCAATGAACACCTTCTCGCCCTTGATCTCGGTCACGCCGAGGACGTTGATGCGAGAAAGGAAATCCGACTTGGCGGTGATGGCGTCGTTCAGTTCCTGGGCGACCGACGGTTCGACGTTGAACATCTTGCTGGACAGCTCGACACCGTAGGTTTCGGCGATCGCGAGCTGCAGTTTTGCGTACATTTGGGCGCCGTAGGCGCTGAGAGAACGGGCCATGTCAGAGCACCCGTGGTTTGGTGGTGGTTACCGGGCCGGGATTGCGCGGCAGCTGGCGACCGGTGGTGGTGTTCTGCAGTGCGGTGAACTGCTTCTGTAGAGCGGCCATGCTGGCGAGCAGGGTTTTGTTCGTGGCACCGCCATTGCGGCTGAACTCGCGCTCTTCTTCGGCGGTGGTCACGATGCCGTCGACAGCGGCTTGCACGTCATCGATCGGCGCGGCGTCGGGCTCGGGGGCCTCTTCCGCGACGGGCTCAATCACAGCTTGAATGCCGGCAGCGACAATCAGCAATTGAGCCAGCAGGGCTTTCAAGGCCGTTGCTGTAGCTTCATCCATTGGGGGTTTGCTCTCGGTTGGGGGGGTGGGTTCGGCGGGCTCGGTGTCCGCTGCAAAGCGCTTGAACAAGCCGGTGAGCAAGCCAATCAGCTTGCCCACTTCGCCCTGGGGTTCCTCTTCAAAGGAGCCCAGCTCAACGGACGCGGCGTAGAAGGCGTTTTTGTGGGTTTTCTTCGAAAAATAGAGTTCCTGGGTGCCCAGGCTGGCAGGTTCATCGGTCACGCCCAGGCCGGTCAAATAGGCTTTGCCACTGCCGGCGAAGTTCGGGGTGATCTCGATGCTGGTGAAAAGCTTCTGGCCCTGGTCATTCAGGTACAGCAGTCGATCGTTGGGCTTGAGCTGGGCTTCCAGGGCAATTTGCCCCTCCTCCAGGTCGTCGCCCTCTTCCACCAAGCGCACGGCATATACGGTGCCGTGAGAACCAGGCCAGCGTTCGTGGTCACACCAGATCACCGCTGTGTACTTGGACGGCTTGTAGGTTTCAGCGATGTCGCGCAGTTCCTGGGGAAGGATCTCGCGACCATCGGCGGTGGTGCCGCTGGTGGCGACACGTTTCCAGAACGAAACAAGGGAACGGGGCATGGGCGATAACTGCGCTCAATCGGTGATTTGAGCCGCCAAGATATGGAGCCGAACGCCCTCTAACAAACGGTTCAATTGCGCGTTTCTCCTAGATTCGCGATCTAGGTGAAACGCGGAATTTAACCCCGCGTTTTCGCCGTTTTCGCCGCATAGACTGCGGCCCATGTACTACTCGACCGAAGTTAAAGAAGCCGCCAAACGTCTGTTTCTGCGCCGCTGTAAGGCCAAGGAAATTCAGGCGCAACTCAACCTGCCCAACATCCGGATCGTCTATTACTGGATCCGACAAGGCGGCTGGGAAGACATGCTGTCGGACGAAGAACCGCTGACCGCTGTCGGCCGGCGTATCACCCTGCTCTTGGACAAGGTCGGCAGCCTGTCGAAGGACGATCTGAACGAGCTGGACCGGCTGACTGCCGTGCGCGAACGGCTACTGAAGCAAGCGGCCAAACCGGCACAGGCGGCGGCAACTTTTGGCGACGACCAGGGCGAGCCCTCGGAGCCGCGTCAACGCTCACGTGGCGATCGCCAAAGCCGGGGCGAAAGTGGCGGCAAGAAACGGGAGAAGAAGGCCAAGAACGATATCAGCGGCCTGACCGAAGTCGACTTCCTGGATAAGTTCATCAGCAAGATGTACCGCTATCAGCAGGAGCTGTTTGCGGCCAAGCAAAACCCACTGACATGCCGGATCCGGAATATCCTGAAAAGCCGGCAGGTGGGTCTGACCTACTACTTCGCCGGCGAAGCGTTCATGGACGCGGTACTGAGCGGCGACAACCAGGTATTCCTTTCGGCCAGCCGATCGCAGTCGGAGATTTTCCGCAGCTACATCATCCAGTTCGCCCAGCAGTGGTTTGGCATCGAGCTGACCGGCAACCCCATCACTCTGAGCAACGGCGCCGAACTGCGCTTCCTCAGCACCAACAGCAGCACCGCCCAGGGTTACCACGGGCATGTTTATGTCGACGAATATTTCTGGATCCGCGACTTCGAGAAGCTGAGCACCGTGGCCAGCGCCATGGGCACCCACAAGAAGTGGCGCAAGACCTATTTCTCCACGCCCAGCGCCGTGTCACATCAGGCCTATCCATTCTGGTCAGGCGATGAGTTCCGCAACAGCAAACGCGGGAAAAAGGCCGGCGGCACTTGGCCGAGTGAAGCGGCATATACCCAGGGCGCGCTGTGCCCGGATGGCCAATGGCGCAAGACCATCACCATCCAGGATGCGATAGACGGGGGCTGCGATCTATTCGACCTCGAGCAGCTGCAGCTGGAGTACGACGAAGACAAATTTCTGCAGCTGTTCTACTGCAAGTTCATCGACAGCACGCAGAGCGCATTCAGTCTCAAGGACCTGGAGCGCTGCTACTCCGACCTGTCGCTGTGGGAGGACTACAAGCCCGACGACGATCGACCATTTGGCAACAGTCCGGTCTGGTTGGGGTACGACCCGAGCCGCACCCGCGACGACGCCACCTGTGTGGTCATCGCGCCGCCACTCGAACCCGGGGCGAAATTCCGCATCCTGGAGAAGCACAGCTGGCGGGGGCATTCGTTCACCTACCAGGCCGCCCAGGTTAAGAAGCTCACCGAGCGTTTCAACGTCCAGCATATCGGCATCGATGTCACCGGCGTGGGTTACGGCGTGTTCGATCTGGTGCGCGACTTCTACGCGAAAGCCACGCCGATCCACTACAGCCTGGAAGCCAAAAATGCCCTTGTGCTCAAGGCCCAGGACACGATCTCGGGCAGCCGCATCGAGTGGGATGCGGGCTGGACCGATATCGCCCAGGCGTTCCTGACCATCAAGCGCGGCACCACCAACAGCGGCCAGGTCACCTATAGCGCTTCGCGCACCGACGCCACCGGCCACGCCGACATTGCCTGGGCGGTCATGCACGCCTTGGCCAACGAACCCTTGAACACCAACAAGCGGCGACGCAGCCGCTACGTCACGAGTGGAAACAATGCCCAAGCCTCGACACAAAAAACGCCAGGTCAACCAGCAGGTGCAACAGTCACAGTCCATGCGGGCATTCACCTTCGGGGAACCCGAGCAGGTGTTGTCGGGCAATATTGGCGAGTACGTGGGGGTGTTTCCCAGCGACGACGGCGAGATCTACAAACCGCCGGTATCACGCACCGGCCTGGCCAAGCTGCTGCGCGCCAATGCGCACCACGGAGCCATTCCGAAGTTCAAGCGCAACCTGTTGCTGCGTGAGTTCATTCCCTCGGCGGGCTGTAGTGCCCGGACCATGGGCTGTGCGGGATTGGATTACATGGTGTTCGGCGATGCGTTCTTCTATCGCGACACCAACGCCTTCGGCCAGGTGCTGGAGCTGCAGCACCTGCCGGCGATCAACATGCGGGTGAAAGTGGACGGCGGTTTCCGGATGCTGCTGCCGGACAACAAATTCATGGACTTCGACCAGGACGAGATCGAGCACGTCATGGACTACGACGTCGAGCAGACCATTTACGGCATCCCGGATTACCTGGGCGGCCTGCAGGCGCTGTTGCTCAACGAAGCCGCGACCCTCTTCCGTCGGCGCTACTACAGCAACGGCGCGCACGCCGGTTACATCTTCTACACCAACGATCCGGACCTGACCGAGGAGGACGAAGAAAACTTGCGCGCCCAGATCAGTGCCAGCAAGGGTGTGGGCAACTTCCGATCGATGTTTGTCAACATCCCCAACGGCAAGGAAAACGCGATTCAGATCATCCCCGTGGGGGATTTTCAGGCCAAGGATGAGCTGGAAAAGGTCAAGAACATCACCCGCAACGACGTAATTGCCGCCTGGCGCATGAACCCCGCGCTGGCCGGCATCATCCCGGAAAACAGCGCCGGCTTTGGTGATATCGAGAAGATCGATCGGGTCTACACCAGCAACGAGATCCGGCCGATCTGTCAGCTATTCAACCAGGTAAACGACATGTTGCGCCAAGACAGGAATATTAGCTGGATAGAGTCCGCAGAGGCAGTTGATTCAACCACATAAGGCGCTCAGCTAAGAGATTGCCACTACATATTATGGCAAACTAGTGGCGATTGGCTGCCCTGGGGAGGGACACAATGCGAGTTGAATGCAAATGCGGACACAGAGGTAGGATCGCTTCACGAGAGAAGCTATCCACGGAGTTCGCGAAGCTGTACTGCCAGTGCCTGGACGCAAAGTGCGGGCACACCTGGGTCGCGAATCTGACGTTTTCGCACACGTTGAGCCCATCGGCTCAGTCATTCGAAAGGATGTTGTTTGACCATTTGCGGGACTTGCCCAGGGCGAAACAGCGGGAGCTGTTTGAGCAGCTTGGGTCACAGGCGGTGGCGTGAGGCGCAAACCGCCGACTCGGAATTGTCGGCGATCGGTTACATCGATGAGCGATCAGAGATCAATTAACTACCGGTTCCTCCGGAATCGTCGCCAAAGCCTCAGTAAGGCGCCGTAGTTGTTTTCGATCCTCTTCGGTCAGCTGACGATAAAGCCCGACCAGACGACGTTCGATTTTTGAAAGGGTGTGCCACTCAACGTCAATAGTCTGGACATGACCGTTATCGATTTCTGCGCGATCCAACATGCTCACTACTCCATATAAGTGCATTGCTGAATCGACGTTATCGGGGCAGGAAACGGCTTTAAAACAGAGGGGCGACGAATGCGCCACATGCTTTGTTACAAGTTAATTCGAGTGTTTCGCTACGTCATCCGCGATCGCCTGCAAGAAGCGACGCACAGATTTTTGGTCATCTGGTGGCATGGTGCGATAGCGCTTAACCATCACCTCCTCGTCCTCGCTCAACCCACCAACGGGAGCAGGAGTTCGTACGCCCGTAACTACGTAGAGAATATCAAGGCCTACGGCATTCAAGGCTTTCAAATAGCCAGTATCCGGGCGGCGCTCGTCTCGTTCGTAGCTTCCTTGAGTGTTCCGGGTGACGCCCCCGATCTGAGCCATTTCCTCTTGTTTAAGCCCCAATCGAACCCTTTCTTCACGCAAGCATTCGCCCGCACTCAACTCCGAGATCTCACTCGATGACAACTTTTTCAAACTTTAGCCCCTTTACAGGACAAATAAACTGGTCATAATCAGCGCCGTACGAACACGAACCCACACAAACGCACACGAGCGAACACTATGCCCGCCACCCTTACACCCGAGCAAGCCCGTGAGGCCCTGGATCACAAAGGAATGAGCATTGCGGAGTTCTGCCGTATCCATTCACTGAATAAGAATTTGGTCAGCGACCTTTTGAACGGTCGTAAAAAAGGTCGCCGTGGGGAGGCACATCGCGCCGCCGTATTGCTCGGGATCAAAGACGGCGTGATTGAACAGTAATGGCACTGGGCCAAGGGAGAAAGCAGAACATGAAAAGCTCAGTTCTAAAGACTCGGCGTCAGGTAGTCAGCGCAGTTATCTGCACCTACCCAGGCGGACGCGAATGTGCGGCAGCTCGCATAGGTCTTCCGCTCAAGAAGTTTGACAACCACGCCTACGAAAACAACAACAGCCGCCCACTGACAGACGCTCAGATCTATCAGCTCGAGCTCGAGGCAGGTACGACCTTTTTACCCGAATACATCGCGGTCATGTATGGCGGCATGTTTGTTCCCGTAGCCGAGCCTGACTCGCTGGACAACGTCGAGATGTACGCCCGCTGCGTCCAGGCCGCTGCCAAGAAGGGCACCGTGGACCACCTCATTGCCGAGGCATTGAAAGACGGAATCATCAACGACGCCGAGGCTGAAGCCATCCTCCATGCAGACACCTTGCACCTGGCAGCGAGGCACGCAGAGGTTCTGGCTGTCATCCAACTGCACGCGTCGAACGCGGGGAAATCCAAATGATTCAGTTGCCTGCAGTACAGGAATATCAGGACGTGCTCAAAGCCGCAGCGCTTGTGTTCTTGGAACGCCACCACTGCGAACACCTGGGCAACGATCAACAGCTGTTCGACCGCGCCGTGCAGCACCTGGTTAGCGACTATGACGTGCTGACACAGACGGCTGAAAAACTGGTGCATTTGGCCTGCAGCGATATGTCCGTCGTTCGAGATCGGCAGCGCCTGGACATCGTCAGCAGCACGTCGACGCATACCGTCATCATCGACCCGGCCACCGGTAACACGTGGGCCGTCCCAGTCAGCCTGATCTACGAACGCATTCTCAACGCACCGGACAACGGTCGTTTCCGCGTAGCCGCACCGTAACCCCCAACCAATAAACCCGCCTGCCCCACCCCCGTGGGTTTGGGTGAGCTGCGCCCGAAATTGAGGTTTGACGATGGAAAACGCCATGAACATCAACGCAAAACTGACGCCCGATCAGGCTCAAGCGCTCTTGGCCAACCTGCGCGAGCAATACCGTCTCAGCCTCAATGACCTCTGGTACGCAGACCAATACCGCCTGATTCCCGATGGCCTTCGCCACGGATCGATCCTTGCCAACAGCCCAGTGATGGCCGCTCAGAAACACTTGATCGGCGCCCTCACCCTCAGCCTCAAAGCAGTGAAATAACCATGAGAGAAGATCTCCGTCACGACGTGCTGCAGCGCCTCCAGTCCGACTACGGTTTGAAACACCGTACCGGCACTGACTACATGCGCGGTGGCACCTGCCCTAAATGCAGGAAGAAAGAGCTGTACTCACGGTTCGATACGCCGTGGATGATTATCTGCGGTCGACCGGAAAAGTGCGGCCATATGCTGCATGTGAAAGAGATCTACGACGACCTGTTTGAGGACTGGAGCAAACGCGCACCAGCAACTGATCAGCACCCTACCGCTACAGCACGCGCATACCTGGAGTTTGCCCGGGGCTTTCGGCTTGAGCTGATTCAAGGTTGGTTCACTCAGGAAACGTTTTACTCCGCCGAATTTAACGCCGGCAGCGCCACTGTGCGCTTCGCCTTGGAAAAGGGCGGTTGGTGGGAACGCCTGATCGATCAACCACATCGCTTCGGAAAAATGAAGGCCAGGTTTAAACCTGGGGAAAGTTATCGTGGCGTCTGGTGGTGCCCACCGTGCGTTGACCTGCTCGAGGTCAAAGAAATCTGGATTGTGGAAGGCATCTTTGACGCAATCGCCCTGGTGCACAACGACCGCGCCGCCGTATCGGCCATGTCCTCGAACGCTTTCCCTGAGGAATCACTGCGGGCACTGGCCCGTAGTCGAGAGGGGAATCTGCCCAAGCTGGTTTGGGCTCTCGATAACGAGTCCGGCGCCCATGTCTACACCAAACGTTGGGTGCGCCAGGCGCGTGCCCTGGGCTTCGCCTGCGAGGCCGCACAGATCGCGCTCCGTGACGGCCGCAAGACCGACTGGAACGACTTGCATCAACGCTGGGGATTCATCGACGACGAAAGCCAGCGGGCAGATCAGATCACCGCTGACCTCAAGCAAGCACGCCACCAGGGCGCACTTCTGCTGGCCGAGAGTGCGGCCGAAAAAGCGTTGCTGATGTACGACTGGAACAAGCGCGGCGAATTCCACCTAGGCTTCAGCAACCGTCTCTACTGGTTCAAGTTGGACATGGAGAAGTTCAACCGCGCAATGCAGGACATTGAGGACAGTGAGAGTCACGACGATCAGCTGCTCAACCAATCGCAACAACGCGAAAAGGCCCTGCAGCAATCCGGCAGCGTCGTCGAGATCGCCAACTGCTACCCGCAAGCCCTGTATTTCCAACGCAACGAAGTGACGGATGAGTCCTGGTACTACCTGCGTGTGGACTTCCCTCACGACTCCGAGAGCGTGAAAAACACCTTCACGAGCGGTCAGCTCTCGGCAGCCAGCGAGTTCAAAAAGCGTCTGCTGGGGATGGCAGCAGGTGCGATGTACACCGGTAGCGGGCAGCAGCTGGACAAGCTCATGAAGGATCAACTGTTCGGCATCAAAACCGTTTCGACGATCGATTATGTGGGCTACAGCAAGGAATACAGCAGCTACGTCTATGGCGACATCGCGATCAAGAACGGCGTCATCTACAAGGTCAACAGCGAAGACTATTTCGAGTTCGGGAAGCTGCGCCTGAAAACGCTGCAGAAAGGTGTAGCCATCAAGCTGCAGCATGACTCGAAAGACTTTGACGAGAAGTGGCTGCAATTGCTCTGGACCTGCTTCGGCGCTCAGGGTCTGGTGGCGCTGCTGTTCTTCTTCGGCTCGCTGTTCTGTGAGCAGATCCGCGCCCGTTACCAGTCATTCCCCTTTCTGGAAGCCACCGGTGAGGCCGGCGCCGGCAAAACTACGCTGCTGAACCTGCTGTGGAAACTACTCGGCCGTGAAGGCTACGAAGGTTTCGACCCAATGAAGTCAACGAAGGCCGGTCGTTCGCGGTTGATGGGCCAGGTGTCAGGCATGCCCGTCGTTTTCCTTGAGGCGGACCGTCACGGCGATGATCGATCCCACGCAAAGACATTCGAGTGGGACGAGCTGAAGGATTTCTACGGCGGAGGCACCTTAGCCACCAAAGGCGTAAAAACTGCTGGCAACGAAACTTACGAACCGCCATTTCGCGGGACGATTGCGATCAGCCAGAACGCCGCGGTGGTCGCTCATGAAGCGATCATGACGCGGATCGTCAAACTGCATTTCATCCGTCCTACCGTCACTCCGGAAAGCCGGGCGGCAGCGGACAAACTCAATGCCTTGGATGGCGACACACTCAGCCACTTTTTGATCCGCGCAGTTGGTAAAGAATGTGCTGTCCTCGAACTCTTTGCCCAGCGCATGCCCGAGCACGAAGCCAAGCTACGTCGCTTGCACACCCACTGTTTCGCCTGTGGCACCGAGTATCCCAACGAACAAGGCAATTGCAGCAGTTGCGGTTACGACCTGCGCGGTTATATCCGCGTCGAACGGATCAGTAAGAACCACGCCCAGCTACTCGCCCTGCTCGATGCTCTGCGCTTGATCCTGAAACTAAGCGAACCACAAGTAGCGGCAACCCAGCGCCAGATCGTGCGCATGGCTATCGAGCGCCAGGCCTCGATCAGCTCTGATCACCCTGCGGTGGCCGAGTTCTGGGAAGTTTACGACTACCTCGAATCGTTGAACGAAGACCCCGTGGTCAATCACAGCAGCGATTCGAGCGTTATCGCGATCAACCTCAACGAGTTCAGTGAACGCGCTGCAGAGCACAAACAGAAGCTGGCCGACGTGGCCACCCTGCGCGACCTTCTCAAAGAGTCCCGATCCCACAAATTCCTAGACGGCAACAAGGCTGTGCACAGCGCCGTTCGCGCCGCGCTTAACAGCAGAACGCCATTGGCACCAGGACGCCCCACAACAGTGAAATGCTGGATTTTCAAAGCGTAAAGGAGAGGAAAAAATGCAGGTTCAAATCTTTATAGGGGACAGCGGCGACGGCAAACCCTTAAAGCTGCAGGAGGTCCAAGACCGACTGAACGCAATAGGGCAAAGCGCTCCTATCGTACAGGCGGGAACATATGGCGAAGACAGTCTGGTGGAGATTCTCGAAGTTCGTGCGTCAGGAGGTCAGCGAGAAATTCTGGTGGACGGCTGCAGCAGAATGCAGATCCTGAGAGTTCTAGAGTGGCGATCATGTATCGAGGACGAATCTGGTTTTAACGACCTGGTCGTGCATTTGGCTCGACAAGACTAATCCGATTAACCTGCTTTAAAGGAGCAACACTATGAAAACGCTGTTCGTCCTCATGGCCCAATACAACGGCCAAGTCGTCATTCCTTTGGAAAGAGTTTGTAAGGACTACTTCACCCATCTCACTACGGACATGTTCCAACGCAAGGTGGGGGCCGGACAAATAAAAATCCCCATTACGCGCATGGAGCCGAGCCAAAAAAGCGCAAAGGGGATTCACATTACAGACCTTTCCGAATACCTGGATGCTCAGCGCGCCGCTGCCGTCAAAGAGAGCATTCAGCTGAATAGCGCACCACGCAGTAGCTAATTCACTTCAGCGTCCTAGCGCCCAACTTTATGGGCGCCTGTAGGATCTTCTCGTACCACTCCCATTTCGCATACACATCACCCCTCCCTCGCAAATGGGTATAACGCCGCATTGAGTTCCAATCTCGATGCCCCGACACACTCGCGACCCGAGGAATATCCCAGTCCATTTCGAACAGCCGGCTAACGCCATCGTGGCGCAGGTCATGAAAGTGCAGGTCCTCAATGCCAACCATATGACAAGCTCTGGTCCAAGAGGCGGATACAGACTCCGCGCTATACGGAAATATCTCAGGTAGCACCTTCGGCATGGTTTGCAGAATGGCCCACGCTTCCGGCGGTAAATGACACCAGACATTGTTGCCGATCTTCTGACCCGGATTTTTCATGTCGCGCACCAGCACCCGCTTGCCTACCTCATCGAGGTCCGCCCATTGAATCCGCGTTATTTCCTCTTGGCGACGTGTTGAGAACAACGCAAACCCAGTCATTTTGAGCATATTGATCGACGTTGGGCGACGAGCTTGGATACCCTGAAAATGCTTTAGCAGCTTGTCGAGTTCGTCCAAAGTGGGGCGTCGGTCGCGCTCGCGACTTTTCATGTTGTACCCAAGCTTTTTCAACACCCGCCGAGCATCCGTCATTGCGTGCGGATCGACCTCATAGCCCCAAGCAGGTCGAGCGATCGAAAGCACCGCGCCCAGATGCGCCAGATCATTACCAGCCGTCTGAGGCTGTACGTTCCCGCCCTCCTTGCCCATCCGCCACAGCGCATACTCCACCAACTGCTGACTGTTGATGTCCTGGTCATTCAATTTGCCCAGGTACGATTCGCTGATCGCTTTAAGCGTGGCGAGCTTGGTCTTCCCGAGCGGTCGAACCTTTTCCATTTCATCCAGGTAGCGATCGATCATTTCCTTGACCGTCGCGCCTTTGCGATTTGCGCGCTCGATTGCGCCAGGCTGATCCAGTTCAGTTTCGCGTTTTCTCACCCAAGCCTGGGCGGCCTGTTTCCGGGCGAAGGTCTGGCTCTCTTGGTAAACTTGCGCACCGTCGCGAAACAGGCGTATCTGTGCCGTGTAACTGGTGCTGCCGTCGGTGCGTTTCCGTGCTCTGATCGTGGCCATGGTCAACTGGTACAATTGCTGAAGGGATTGGTACATTGTACCAACGACCTTTAAAAAACGCCCATTTACCCCCTAAAACCGGCTTTGAACACGTAGAGCAAAATGGTACAGAAATCAGCTACATACCCAGCAAACTCAAGCTCTACAGTGTCTAGACGCTTTAGCGTTGCACCCATGATGGATTGGACTGATAGGCATTGCCGTTTTTTCCTACGCCTACTCTCCAAGCACGCCCTCCTCTACACCGAAATGGTCACCACCGGTGCGCTGCTCAACGGCGATCACGACCGCTTCCTGCGTCACAACGAAGCCGAACACCCCCTCGCCCTGCAACTCGGCGGCAGTGTGCCGCTGGACCTGGCGATGTGTGCACGCATGGCGCAGGAGCACGGTTACGACGAGGTGAATCTAAATGTCGGCTGCCCGAGTGACCGGGTGCAGAACAATATGATCGGTGCGTGCCTCATGGGGCATCCGCAGTTGGTGGCTGATTGTGTGAAGGCGATGCGCGATGCGGTGTCGATTCCGGTGACGGTGAAGCATCGGATCGGGATCAACGGGCGGGACAGTTACGAGGAGTTGTGTGATTTCGTCGGCACGGTTCGGGATGCCGGGTGCACGAGTTTTACGGTGCATGCGCGGATTGCGATTCTGGAGGGGTTGTCGCCGAAGGAGAATCGCGACATTCCGCCTCTGCGTTATGACGTGGCGGCGCGTTTGAAGACGGATTTTCCGGAGTTGGAGATTATTCTCAACGGTGGGATCAAGACGCTGGAAGCCTGTCACGAGCATTTGCAGACGTTCGACGGCGTGATGTTGGGTCGTGAGGCGTATCACAACCCTTATGTGACGGCTGAGGTGGATCAGCAACTGTTCGGCAGCACGGCGCCAGTGATCAGCCGGGCCGAGGCGCTGGCGCAGTTGCGGCCTTATATAGCGGCGCATATTGATGCGGGCGGCTCGATGCACCACATCACTCGGCATGTGCTGGGCCTGGGCACCGGGTTTCCCGGGGCGCGGAAGTTTCGGCAGTTGTTGTCGGTGGATATTCATAAGGCTAAAGAGCCTTTGGTGTTGCTGGATCAGGCGGCGGAGTTGTTGGAGGGGCGGTAA